GGCAATTATCAAAAGTGGACAGTATCTGCCACGCCAACAATGCAAGTTGACTACATTGAGATTCCAGTAACCCTATCTACATCTGCAGGAACTGGTACAACAAATTTTTCTAATAACCATCCAATTATTGTGGCTATTATATCAACTGGTATCGTAGGACCTACAGGTGCCACAGGACCCATTGGTGCCACAGGTGCCACAGGACCACAAGGAGTTACAGGCAATGCAGGCGCTACGGGCGCTACAGGCCCTACAGGGCCTATCGGAGCCACTGGCCCTACAGGTCCAACAGGACCCGCAGGAGTTACAGGCTCTACTGGTACCACTGGAGCAACTGGTTCAACAGGTGCGACTGGAGCGACAGGCCCAGGAGCAGATGCCATCCCCGTAGCCTTATTCTTGGGTGGTATGTAGACTCCTCGTATGAGATTCCACGTTATCAGCCTGCCTCATACGCAGACAACTAAAGAGTATGTTAACTGCGCCTATACCGAAAAGGTTAGACGCTTTTGTATAATGATGAAGAACCTAGGCCATACGGTTTATCTCTATGCAAGTGAAGATAACGAAGCACCGGTAGATGAGTTGATTACCTGCATTACTAAAGAGCAACAGCAAGAGGCTTTAGATGGTAAACATTTTACAGAAGCTGAGTTTAATAACGAACTACCACACTGGCAAATCTTTAATAGCAATGCCATAGTAGAACTAAGCAAACGCCTAGAAAAGAAAGACTTTATCTGTCTTATCGGTGGAGCATCACAAGAACCAATCGCTAAGGCTTACCCTAACCACATCAGCGTAGAGTTTGGTGTAGGCTACGGTGGAGTATTTAGCAAGTACAAAGTCTTTGAATCATATGCTTGGATGCACAGCATCTATGCAATGTTTAAGAATCCAACGATGGTAGATGGCAACTTCTATGATGCGGTTATTCCTGGTTACTTAGAACCAGAGATGTTTCCGCTGCAAGAGAAGAAAGAAGATTACTACCTTTACGTTGGACGTATGGTAGATCGCAAAGGTATCGGAATTGCCCAGCACGTATGTAAAGAGATGGGTTTGAAACTTATCTTGGCTGGTCCTGGCAAAGATCCTAAAGTTGAGTATGGCGAATGGGTAGGACCAGTCGGTCCTGAAGAGCGAGCAAAGTTAATGGGCGGTGCTATCGCCTTGTTTGCACCAACGCTATACATAGAACCTTTCGGTAACGTTGTTATCGAAGCACAAGCCTGTGGAACTCCAACGATTACCACAGACTGGGGAGCATTTACAGAAACTAATCCACAAGGTGTTACTGGATATCGTTGCAGAAATGCAATGGAGTTTGCAGTAGCTACAGAGTGGGTAAAGAGTTTAGACCCAGTAGCAATACATAAGCGAGCAGTATCTTTGTATTCGCTAGATGCTATAGCACCACAGTATGAACAATATTTTGCAAGACTCCTTACGTTGTGGGGAGATGGCTGGTATGAGAGGAAATAATGCCAACACTAAACGACCTAGTAGATGAGGTCAAGGCTAATCTGCAAGGCTACGCCCTGCGCCAAGATCGCATCACTTACGTTGCAAACCCTTCTGGTCTAACCACCACTAGCACACAGATTACTGTTGGCTCTGGAGGTAACCTTGCTAAAGGCATCATCGAAATTGATGATGAGTTAATCTGGATTGATAACTTTGCACCAGCTAGCAATACGCTTAACGTTATCCCAGGCTTTGGTCGTGGATACCAAGGAACTACAGCATCACCTCACGCACAGTACGCACAAGTAACTCTATCTCCTACTTTCCCACGTAATAACATCAAGAAGGCAATCAACGATACGATCAACAGCTTTTATCCTAAGCTCTGGATTGCCTCTGCTTATACATTTACCTTTAACGCATCTCAGACTACATACCCATTGCCTGATGATTGCGAAGACATCTTGTTTATCTCTTGGCAGACAACAGGTTCTAGCCAGGAATGGCTACCAGTAAATCGCTGGCGCTTAGACGGTATGGCAAATACTGCTACCTTTAATACACAGAATACAATTAACATCTATGAGAACGTACAGCCTGGTCGTACTATTCAAGTTTGGTATACAGCCACGCCGAACACTCTTGACGCCAACACAGATGATTTTGCTGACGTTACTGGTCTACCAGATTCTTGTAAGGATGTTGTCGTACTCGGAGCTGCCTACAAGTTACTGTCTTATCTTGACGCTGGACGAATCAATCTCTCTAGTGCTGAGGCCGATCTAAACGACAGTAAGCTCCCATCATCTGCAGGAGTAGCTGCATCTCGCTACATCTTTGCTCTATACCAGCAACGACTCAATGAAGAAGCGTTAAAGCTAGCAGACAAGTACCCGATCCGTATTCACTACACCCGTTAAGGAAAACCAATGACCAGTCTCTATTCATCTACTAGCGTTGAAACAACACTACAAAGTGCAATTTCTACCAGTGGTGCGACATCTATGCTTGTTGCTAACGGTACAGGTACTGCTCTTATGGGCGGTGTAGTCCTTGCTCCAGGCAACACGGACATCTTTACCGTTGCTATTGATGTTGACACTATCAACGAAGAAATTGTATTTATCACTAACCAGTCATCTGATACGATGACCATTGTGCGTGGCCGAGCTGGTACATCTGCAGTGGCACACAGCGCAGGTGCATCCGTCAAGCACGTACTTTCATCATATGATCTAACCAACTTTGAAAATGGGCTAACAGGCAGTTCCGGTGGAACTGTCAGCAGCTTGCTTTTAATGGGTGGATAAGAAACCAAAACACTACAGTAAAGGAAAAAAATAAATGCCAACAAATTACAAGGTGTTAGGGCAATCTAACCCAGCGGCAACCACAGCAACAACGCTCTACACCGTACCAGCAGCAACACAGTCAATCGTATCTACACTGACAGTAACCAACCAGACAGCAACTGCTGGCACATACCGTATTGCGGTCCGTGTGGCAGGTGCGGCCTTGGCTGCAAACCAGTACTTGGCCTATGACGTATCCCTACCTGGTAACGCTACAGACACCCTGACTCTAGGTGTGACTCTGGGAGCAACAGATGTGGTCACAGTCTATGCCTCAGCAGCAACATTCTCATTCAATGCTTTCGGAAGCGAGTTATCATAAATGACAGTTGGACGCATACCTTCGGTTGAAGGTGGTATTCAACCAACGCTATTGACAACCAAGGGCGATATCATTGTCGCTACTGGTAACGCCACCTTGGTTCGCCAGGGCGTGGGCGCTGACGGAACAGTTCTTACAGCCAATTCTGCTCAAGCAGATGGGGTTGAGTGGGGCGGTGCTTGGACTACTTGGTCTCCAACAGTTACAAACGTCACAAAAGGCAATGGCACAGAAGTTGCTCGTTATTGTCAAATCGGAAAAACAGTATTCTTTGAGTATTCATTTACTTTAGGTTCTACAAGTTCAATTACAAATTCCGTTGTCGTAAGTGCACCAGTTTCTTACAAAGGATCTTTAACATTTGCTCCTGTTGGCAATGTATTAAGTGAAGATAAAGACACAACATTTTATTCTGGATCTGTTTTGTTGCAAGCAAGTACTAACAATTTATTGCCTTATGCTGATTTATCAAGTGGCACTTATGCAACACAACAAAACCTTAACACAACAGTCCCTTTTACTTGGGCAAACACTGACCGATTCTTTATGTCCGGAAGTTATGAGGCAAACTAATGACATTTCAATTTAATCCACTATTTCCAGATGCATCAAATGAAGCAAAATGGGAACAAATTAAGTTATGGCGTAATACCCAACTTGCTCGCACCGATTGGACACAGTTGCCAGATGCTCCAGTAGATAAAGCAGCGTGGGCTACATATCGCCAAGCACTTAGAGATTTACCAGCACAGGCTGGTCTAGCAGAAGAAGCAGTATTTCCAGCACAACCAGGAGGCAACTAATGGCTACAGGTAGAGTTCCAACAACGGCTAACTCGCCGTTAACAGCAAAGGGTGACCTATTCGGTTACTCCACTACCCAGGCTAGGGTAGCCGTGGGCAACGATGGGGAAACTCTCGTAGCAGATAGTTCCGCTACCGTTGGACTAAGATACAGCGCAACCCCAAGCGCAAGCAATCCTGTGCTAAACGCAGCAGCGCAAATCTGGCAGCGTGGCACGTCATTTACAGGTTCAACGACCGCATTTTGTGCAGACCGTTGGCAAGCCTATAGAAATACAACAGGTTCGACATTTTCACGCCAAGTAACAGGCGATACGACAAACCTGCCAAACATACAGTACGCAATTAGAGCACAAAGAGACTCTGGAACTACGGCAACAAATGGCTTAAACATTACTCAAAACTTTGAGAGTGCAAACTCTATTCCTTTTGCTGGTAAAACAGTTACGGTTTCTTTTTATGCTCGCGCAGGTGCTAATTTTTCTGCGGCATCAAGTCAAATCTTTGCTCAAATATTTACTGGAACAGGAACAGATCAAAATATTTACTCAGGTTTAACAGGTCAAGTAACTGCAAACAACACTAACTCAACCTTGACAACAACTTGGCAGCGATTTAGCACCAGCTTTGCTATTGGCGCAACTGCCACACAGATTTCAATGCTTTTTGGCTATAATCCTGTAGGCACGGCTGGTGCTAACGATTACTTTGATTTTACAGGTGTGCAATTAGACATAGGAAGCGTGGCATTACCTTTTAGAACCTATGCAGCAACAATCCAAGGAGAATTAGCCGCTTGTCAAAGGTACTTCCAAAAGAGTTACAGCCAAGGTGTAACTGTTCCAACTAATTCAAGTACGCCTGGTATGGTTGCAGTAAATAGCAGCACAAATCTTGCAAACGGAGATTTATTGTGCAAAGTTGCTCTGCCAGTAGTTATGCGTACTGCTCCAACAGTAGTTATCTATTCTTTTACTAGCAGTCAGACTGGTCGTTTATCGTCTGGTAACGGCACAGATTTAGCGGCTGGTAGTGGTGGTACGGATTGGATTGGAGATACAGGATTTAAGGTTGGTAATGCTTCTGGCGGTACTGTTAATCAAGCAGGTAATGGTTTCGCTTTTCACTATGCAGTAAGCGCGGAGTTGTAAAATGAAATACACATACGAAGAACTAGAAAATACCATTATTAGAACAGATGAAAATGGTGATGTTGCTACTATTCCTAAAGACAAAGCCAACGCAGACTATCAACGCTATCTAAATCCAGAAGCGCAACAATCCACACCGAACCTAGCTCCGTAGTGCTAGGATCTGCCTATGGAACTAATACCCTTAGAGCAGATAGCCGAGCAGCTACACAATAGATACCGGACAAGTGGGTATTCTGAGCAGCTGTTCAAGCAGGATATGCAGATCATTAGACGATTGGGTGTCCACCCTGCTCTAGCAACCTATGAGGACCTAGAGCGGGTGGTACTCCAAGCTACCAGACAGTCTACCAAGGCTACCTATGTAGCCCGTCTGAGGAGTATCTACAAG